GAGTTTCATCAGTTATAGCAATACCAGAAAGACTTGATAGCGAAACATTCCCAAATATAATCAGAGACTCCTTCTCAGGTACAGCAAGAGATATATTTCAAACGAACGCAGACAATCAGGTTTTTACATATGATGTTAGAGAGTCAAGACATGAAAGATCTAGATTTTTAAATAATATGATTATGCTAAGAGGAAACTCTTCTGTTATTTCAAGTGGCTCAAGCACATGGACAGCCACTGGTAATTTTATTCAATTGTCATCAACCTCAGCAGACTTGTCTAAAAACTCACTAGACGATGAGTTAAGATTTGCATTTAGCGTTGTTTCAAAAGATGGAACAGTTCAGACAGTACCAAACTATATGAATGTTAAAATTATTGTTGAGTTTTCTTCTTCTACTGTGTCTGGACAAACTTCAAAAATGCAGATTAATCTAGACCATAGCAATACTGCTGGTAGTTTAAATAATTTTAATAACAATAGATATTTTGTAATAAATAAAAAAATAGAAGAATTAAAAACAACAAGCGGTTTTCCATGGAAGGCTGTAGACACAGTAAAGGTTTATGCAGAAATCAAAAGCGGGGCCTCTTCAGCAAATGCTGTAGATGACGACTATTATGTTGCTTTAGATGCATTAAGACTAGAGAACACAACATCAGAAAATGCGTTGTACGGACTAACAGGATACTCTGTGATCAGAAACATTTCAGGACTACCTATTGTCAAAAATGGAAATACAAGTAACTATATTGAGTTTAGGTTTGCAATGGATGTGTCATAATGGCAGACAAAGACATAAAAGTTATAAGAATTAAAAAAGAAGATCTACCAGCAATAAATCCAACAACCGAAGGATACAACTTTAGATACAGAATAATTTCTGAAGATAAGAATAGAACATCTCACTGGTCTTCTCAGATATCATTATCAACCGATTACACATATGTTGCTGGTAATAAGAGTATTTCAGTCCTTGGTGGCGTTGCTTCCGTAACTTGGGAACCAGTTAAAATTAATAAGGTTGTTAGTGGAATTACCTATAGCCTTGGAACAGAATCAGAATACGACATATGGGTTAAATGGGACAGGGGTGATTCTGGAGACTGGGCGTATAAACAAAGAGTACAAGGAACATCCATTTCTTTGATTAAGCCAAGTACTTATTTTATTAATAATGTGGAAACAACACTTCCACCAACCTTCGTAACTGTTGAGATTTTTCTTAAAGGTCTAAAAATAGACAGAAGTATTTCTTATTTGAAAGCATATACGCTTGGCCCACAGGCAGTTTAATGGTATAATAGAATAACCATGCCAAACATTCCATTGCCAAATAGAGGCCAACCAATTGACGTAAGTTACCTGTATCAAATTGCAGATGCGGTAAACTCTTTGACCACAAGTATTTCTTCTGCATCAAATAAATATGTTACAGTAGACACCATTAGTTTTGGCAAAAAAGATATGGGCGCTTCAGAGATGCGTATGGTTGGCGGATATGCTGAAGTAGCAAATAACAGTCCAGTAAGTGCAGGAGGAGAGTTACCATTTTCCCTGACGTATAGTGGATTTAAATATGCCCCAATTGTAACAGCAACACCAATCAACCTTGGCGCCACAGCAGCAGGATCAGATATATCAGTAGTTTTAAAAACAGTGACTGCCTCTAGAGTAGACGGTATCGTTAAGTTTAAAACTGGAGGAAATGTAACCCTCGGGGTAAATCTTATTGCTATCGGATTACCAAATTAATGCTAAGATGCAGCAGATGTAAGGGTAGGATGTTTGTTGACAGACAATATAGTTCTGCTAGTTTTTTAGAAATTTATTGTATTTTATGTGGGTTTAGAAAAATGTTTAACCCACCAGAGCAGTCTCAGGAGGGCAAATGGCTACTACAAAAGGAAATCTTGAGAGCGAAGCATATAATGTCGCACCTGTAATTCCAGGTAACAAAAAGGTATGGTTCTTAAATGGTGAACTTGTTAGGATACATCATTACAATAAATCAAATGGAATAATGTCTGTTTACAATATTACAAAGGGACAGATTGAAAGTTGTTTAATTAGTGATTTTAGAAGTAAAAGAGAAAGAGCGTATACAGTTGGTCAGACTGCAGAACTTGTCAATAGACATAAAAAATATATGCCATCTTTAATGAAGCGAGGAGTTATTCCTTTTCCAACTGGTTCTCAAAAAGGAGGGGCAAGAGGGTTTCAAGTAAGATCATATTACTCTGAGTCGCAAGTAAAAGAGATTCGTGATATCCTTGCTACTATGCATATTGGTAGACCAAGAAAAGATAATTTAATTACAAATGATATTACACCCAGCAGACAAGAGTTGACACGTCGTATGGGGGATGGTATACTTACATATACGAGAACAGAAGATGGTAGGTTTATTCCTATCTGGAGTGAATCTATTAACTAACCCTTGGGAGGGGTAAATAAAATGTCAGACAGCAATTATGTAGTAACAAACGAACCAACAAAGGTATCCGTAACACTTGGATACACGTTAAACCTTGGCAATTTTCAGTCGCTTAGACTTGATCTTGGCATCATTGATAATAAAAGAGATGGCGAGAATACAAACGAAGCATTTGAGCGTGTGTATAAGTTTGTAGAAGATAAGTTAACTGAAAAGATTAACGAAGCAAAGTCTGAAATTAACGAGTAATGGCTGAACGCAAAGACCGAATGGCTTTGCTATCACGCTACAGCAAGTTCCATACTACAAGGTATGAGCAAAAGCCATCACTTAATCTAAACGTCGAGCAGTGGGCATCTGATGCCCTTATAGAGTCATATGGCATTGGAGTGTGTTATGATTTACTTGAGTATTACTTTAGTGTTTCTCAGTCTCCTTCTTGGAACTACTTTGCGTACAATGCAGAAAAAATATTTCAAGCAAGACTAGATAGACAAAAAGATGACAAAGAAAGAATAGAGCGTAGACGAATGGCTAAGGAGTGGCTAAGTGAATAATACAGAAGCAAAACTAATTACAGCCGTATTAACTGATAAGCAAATCCATGTTCTCTTGCAGGCCAATGTTGATAATCTTCTTCGCACACATAATGATATTTGGACATTTATTCGCAATTACTTTGAGCACAACAGCGCAGCGCCACCACTAGATCTTGTTGTTGATAAGTTTAGAGACTTCCAACCAATTCAGGGGATTGGAGCAACAAAGCATCACCTAGAAGAACTTCAAACTGAATATTTAAATGATAGTCTAAAGGATATAATTCGAACTGCTGCTTCAGATGTACAGTCTGGTAATGGTAATGATGCATTAGATAATTTAATTACAAAGACTTCTGAGTTAAAGAAAAATACTTCTGCCATTCGTGACATTGATGTTACAGACTTAGAGTCAGCAATTGCATATTTTGAAAATGTAAAAGAACAAAAGGCACTTGGTATATCTGGTATTAAGACTGGACTTCCAGGGTTTGACAATTATCTTCCTGCTGGAATTATGCCAGGACAACTTGGAGTGTTCTTAGCATATCCAGGAATTGGTAAATCCTGGCTTGCTCTTTATTTTGCAGTGCAAGCATGGAAACAAGGAAAGTCTCCAATGATCATTTCTTTAGAAATGTCTGAGACAGAAGTTCGCAATCGTGTATTTACAATTATGGGTGAGGGACTTTGGTCTCATAGAAAAATTTCTAATGGTGAGATTGAAATGGATATGCTAAAGTCTTGGCATGCAAAGAATCTTGCTGGTAAGCCAGAGTTTCATATTATTTCAAATGATCAGGGTGGAGAAATCACTCCTTCTGTTCTTCGTGGAAAGATTGATCAGTACAAGCCAGACTTTGTGATTGTTGACTACTTGCAGTTGATGAGCCCAAATCAAAAGGCAGATAATGAAACGGTACGAATGAAAAACCTATCAAGAGAACTTAAACTTATGGCTATTGGAGAAGAAGTTCCGATTATCGCCATTTCCTCTGCAACACCAGATGATGTTAATGATCTTAGTTCCGTACCAACCCTAGGTCAGACTGCATGGTCAAGGCAGATTGCCTACGATGCAGACTGGGTTCTAGCACTTGGCCGAGCAACAAATAGTGATATTATTGAATGTGCTTTCCGTAAAAACCGTAATGGGTATATGGGGGACTTCCTTGTACAATGCGATTTTGACAAGGGATACTATAGATACAAAGACTTTGAGGATAAGTAAACATATGGGTATAATTAATGTATGGCAAATTATCATCACAAGCCAATTAAAAAGTTTAGTCTGGATGGCGTAATCCACGATGACTCTGCTATTGGTAGGCTTAAAGGGGAGTACATTAGACTTGTCGTATCGGAGATGCGACTGTGTGGCTATGTGCCCAGATTTGACATTGAGCCAGTTTTTACGATAGACTACATTGAGAATAAAAAATGTTTTAACTTTGAATTATCAATACACGGAGTATACGCAGGGAAAAGGAAAAGCGAATGGATAGCAGGAATAGACGTAAACAAGGCAATAGTTATACCAAAGACCAAATCCAAAGAGTTATCACAGGAGCAGGTCTAGACGTTGAATCAGAAGTAGATTCTGATTATATTATTTTCTGTCCATTTCATGCAAATAACAGAACTCCAGCAGGAGAAGTAGACAAGAACAATGGAACATTTTTTTGTTTCTCATGTCAAAAGGTTGCAGATTTAGTAGAATTAGTTATGCATGTTTCTGGAAGAACCTACTTTGAGTCTATTCGATTTATTAAAAACAAAGAGCAAGAAGGAAACTTAGAGCAAGAAGTAAATAAGCAGTTATATAAAAAGCCAGACTTCGTACCATTCGATGAATTAATTCTTAAAAGACTTTACAATAATTTACTAACGTCTGACAGAGCAAAAGATTATTTTAAATATAGAAAACTTGAAACTACCTCATGGGCAAAGTTTTCATTGGGTTACTCAGAAAAACAAGACATGGTTACTGTTCCAGTTCATAGTCCAGATGGAATACCAGTTGGATTTGTTGGAAGATCTATTGAGGGTAAAGAATTTAAAAATACACCTGGACTTCCTAAATCAAAAACGCTGTTTAACCTTAACAGAGTAAAGACTGCAGATCGTGTATACGTGGTAGAGTCATCGTTTGATGCTATTAGACTTGATCAGATAGGCTTTCCAGCAGTAGCAACACTTGGAGCAAATGTCTCCAACATACAAATAGAATTGCTTCAAAAGTATTTCAATAACATTATTGTTATTGCAGATAACGATGAGGCAGGAGGAAACATGAAAAGCAAGATACTTGAAAAACTTGGTTCTCGTGTTTCTGTTATTAAATTAGATAAACAATATAAAGATATAGGCGACATGACAGACGAGGAAATAAAGAAGTTAGACTTCCAGTTTGACAAATCTATCATGGCTATGCTAAACTAATATACACGACACAAAGGAGAACACTATGAGCGTAATTAAGGGATTAAAAGATATCAACGCCCTGCTCGAAAAACCAAAATATGAAGGAACAGGACAGAAAGTTCGCTGGGTTAAACTAGCGGATGCACAATCTGCAAAGATTAGATTTGTAGAAGAACTAGACCAAGACTCAGCAAACTTTTCAGAAGACCGTGGTCTTTCTGTTGTTGTTGCAGAGCATACAAACCCAAAGGACTACAAGCGCAAGGCTGCTTGCACAATGGATTCAGAGGGTCGTTGCTTCGGTTGCGAAATGGCAAAGAAGGAACCAAAGTCAGGATGGCGTGCACGTCTTCGCTTTTACTGCAACGTGTTGATTAATGATGGCACAGAAGATCCATACATTGCTGTATGGTCTCAGGGCATATCAAAGCAATCAGCATTTAATAACATTCGTGAATATGCTCTTGATACAGGAAGCATTTCAAATCTTGAGTGGAAGTTAAAGCGTAATGGTCAGGGAACTGAAACCAATTACACACTTCTACCATCAAAGCCAGATGCAGAACCATTTGCATGGACTGGTTTTGAATTCTTCAACCTAGAAAAGGTTGTCCGTGAGGTTCCATATCCAGAGCAAGAAGCATTCTTCTTTGGATTTGATTCACCTTCTGTTACCAGCACAAACATCGACTGGTAATAGATGTCTTACGTAGGCTTACACGTACATACTCACTACTCGTTATTTGACGGGATTGCTACTCCAGAAGAATACGTTGACCGTGCAGTTGAGTTAGGGATGCCAGCAATTGCCATTACTGACCACGGTACTTTATCTGGGCATAGGGAACTGCACCGTATTGCAAAAGCAAAGGGTATTAAGCCTATACTTGGCGTAGAAGGCTATATGTGTCAAGATAGATTTGATACTAGGGATAAGTCTGAGAGAGATGGAGACCTAGATCTAATTTACAACCATATAGTCCTTCTTGCCAAGAACCAAATTGGTTTAGAAAATTTAAATAAAATTAGTGAAATATCTTGGACAGAAGGCTTTTTTAAAAAGCCAAGATTTGACTTTGAAGTATTGGAAAAGTATTCAGAGGGCATCATTGTTACTTCGGCTTGCCCAAGTAGCGTTCTGGTTAAAGCACTTGAGAATGATGAGTTTGCAGTTGCAAAGAAGTACATTGAATGGTTTAAGCGTGTATTCAATGATGACTACTATATTGAGGTTATGCCGCATAACCCAGCAGAAATAAACAAGCAACTAATTCAGTTAGCAGATGAGTTTTCTGTAGAGGTCGTTGTAACTCCAGACTGCCATCACAGTTGTGCAGAACAAAAAGAGATTCAAGAATTTAAACTGCTTCTTAACACACACGTTAAGATTGACAAAGAGCATACATACGAAAAGTCAAAGAAAAAAGAAAACATGATGGAACGACTTGACTACCTGTATGGAGAAGACCGTCAAATTACATTTAATAAGTTTGATATCCATCTTTTGTCTTATGAAGAGATGAAGTCTGCTATGGAAGCCCAAGGTATTGATCGACCAGACATCTATGCAAATACATTAAAGATTGCAGAAAAGATTAGTGATTATGGAATTCAAGAAGGACTAGACCTTCTTCCTGTTCAATATAAGCACCCAGACAAAGAACTTAAAGAGTTAGCCCTAGAAGGATTAAAAGAAAGAGGTCATGAAGGTGATAAGGTATACCTAGATAGACTAGATGAAGAACTAAAAGTAATCAAGGATAAGAAGTTCGGTCCATACTTTTTGGTTGTACGAAACATGATTACATGGGCAAAGAAAGAAGGTATCATGGTTGGTCCAGGTCGTGGATCAGCAGCAGGATCATTGCTATGTTATGTCCTTAGGATTACAGACATTGACCCAATAAAACATAACCTACTCTTCTTTCGTTTTATTAATCCAGAACGAAATGATTTTCCCGATATTGACACAGATATCCAAGACTCACGTCGTGAGGAAGTAAAAGATTATTTAGTTAGACAATACCGACATGTAGCATCAATTGCAACATTCCTTTCATTTAAAGATAAAGGTGTTGTCCGAGATGTTGCAAGAGTTTTAAATATCCCACTTACTGATGTCAATAAAGTCCTTAAACTTGTTGATACATGGGATGAGTACTGCACATCAAAAACAACACGGGAATTCCGTGAGAAATATCCAGAGGTAGAAATATATGGGGAACAACTTCGTGGTCGTATTAGAGGTACTGGCATTCACGCTGCTGGTGTTGTCACTAGTAAAGATCCTATTTTTAGGTACGCACCAATGGAGACACGCTCTTCTACTGGTAGCGATGAGCGCATTCCTGTTGTTGCGGTTGACATGGAAGAGGCTGAAAAGATTGGCCTTATCAAGATCGACGCACTTGGACTTAAAACTTTAAGTGTGCTTAAGGATGCTTTGGAGATTATTAAAGAGAGAGACGGAAAACTTATTGATCCACTAGACATCCCTATGGATGATATCCGTGTTTATCAAATGTTATCTGACGGGTATACCAAGGGAGTCTTCCAGTGTGAAGCAGCACCATATACAAATCTGCTTGTTAAGATGGGTGTAAAAAACCTTTCAGAACTAGCAGCATCAAATGCACTAGTACGCCCTGGAGCAATGAATACAATTGGCAAGGACTATATTGAGCGCAAGCATGGTCGTCAAAATATTGGATATACTCATCAAGTATTAAAAGAATTTACGGAGGAGACATATGGCTGTATTCTTTACCAGGAACAAGTTATGCAAGCATGCGTATCGCTTGGCGGTATGTCCATGTCGGAAGCAGACAAGGTTAGAAAGATCATTGGAAAGAAAAAAGATGCTAAAGAGTTTGATCAGTTTAAAGAGAAGTTCGTAGAGGGAGCCTCTAGGTTTCTTTCTCCAAATACTGCAAGGGATCTTTGGCACGACTTTGAGGCTCACGCAGGGTACTCATTTAACAAGTCCCACGCAGTAGCATACTCTACATTATCTTATTGGACTGCATGGCTTAAATATCACTATCCATTAGAGTTTATGTATTCACTACTAAAAAATGAAAAGGACAAAGATGCAAGAACTGAATATCTTATTGAAGCAAAAAGAATGGGCATTAGCGTTAAACTTCCTCATATCAATGATTCAGATATTGACTTTAAGATTGAGGGTAAGGGTATTCGCTTTGGTCTATCTGGTATTAAATATATTTCCGATAAAATTGCTGAGAAGTACATTGCAGCACGACCTTTCGATTCGTATGCTCAACTTGAGGAGTTTACGTTTACTAAGGGAAATGGAGTTAACTCTCGTGCTCTTCAAGCACTACGAATTATTGGTGCAGCAACATTCAGAGATAATCCGAGAGATGAACAAGAGATTAAAGAAAACCTATACGACTATTTAAATCTACCAGAGTTTAATATTTCTATTCCAGCACACTATCATGCCTTTATCCAAGACATAGAAGAGTTTGAAGAAAAGGGATCTTATATTTTAATGGGAATGGTTAAGTCAATTAAGAGAGGCACTGGATGGTCCAGAGTCGAAGTACTAGATAAAACAGGAAGCGTAGGGATTTTTGATGACGAACAAACAACTATTGAAGCAGGCTTATCGTATATCATTCTTGCTAATGATAATAGGATTCTTTCTGCTGTGCCTGTCGACTCCATAAAAGGGTCTACAACTGGATTAATTAAATTTTTAGGATACAAGCAGTTGCCATATAAAGATGATGAGATGCTTGTTGTTTCATTTAAGCCAAGGGTTACTAAGGCTGGAAAGAAAATGGCATCTTTAACATTAGCAGATACAAGTAGAGACTTGCACTCTGTTACAGTATTCCCTACAAGTTTTGCAAAAGCATATATGACGCTAGAAGAAGGAAAGGCATATAAATTTTCTTTTGGTAAAACAAAAGATGGAACAACAATATTGGAGGATATAAATGTCGGTTAGTATAGAAGAAGCATTAGCACAACTCGATCCTAAGTTAAGGAAAAAACTTGGAAGCGGTGTAGGTATTGACTATGAGTATCAGCCAACACCTAGTTTTGGTTTAAACCGTGCTCTGGGGGGTGGCCTTCCATATGGTAGACAAGTACTCATCTGGGGCTCAAAGTCGTCTGCAAAGTCCTCTATGTGCCTTCAAATGATTGCTCTAGCACAAGCAGAGGGAAAGTTGTGTGCTTGGATTGATTCAGAAATGTCATACTCTGAAGATTGGGCTAGACAACTTGGGGTAGACCCAGAAAAGTTAATTTATTCACAGGCAAGAACAATCAGTGACATGGTTGACGTTGGCGTAGGGCTTATGAATGCTGGAGTTGATCTAATTGTGGTAGACTCTATTACATCAATGCTTCCAGCAATCTATTTTGAAAAAGATACGGATGAAATGAAAGCACTAGAAAATACAAAACAGATTGGAGCAGAATCCCGTGACTTTAGTAACGCATGGAAAATGCTTAACTATGCAAACAATAAAGTTAAGCCAACTCTGCTTGTTCTTATTTCTCAGTCTCGCAACAATATCAATGCTATGTATACTAGCCAGCAGCCTTCTGGTGGTCAGGCTACTAAGTTTTATTCCTCATGTATTGTTAAACTCTTTTCTTCAGAGTCGGACAATCAAGCAATTAAGGGAAAGATCAAAGTAGGAGATAAATTGATTGAAGAAAAAGTTGGAAGAACTATCCGTTGGGAACTTCAATTTTCTAAAACATCTCCAGGATTTCAAAATGGCGAGTATGATTTTTATTTTAGAGGTGACAATATTGGACTTGACACAATTGGTGATTTGGTGACTACAGCAGAACTAAATGGAATTGTGGAACGCACAGGTGCCTGGTATATACTTCCAGATGGATCAAAAGTACAAGGTAAAGAAGCATTCATTAATCGTGTAAGAGAGGACCTTGACTTGCAAGAATCCATCAAGAAAAAGTTAAATGGCTAGTTACACAGTATACCCAGGAAAGTGGCCATGCCATACATGCAAACAAGTTGTTCCTACACTGAGATGTTATGCAGAAACAAAAACTTTGACTTGGATGTGTAAAGATAAACACTTAACTACTGTATACCTTGGTAAAAGAAAGAAGAAGGACTTTGACGGAGAAGAGTGAGAGTAAAAGAATAGGTGCTAAGCAGCACAAGAACTCAGGACGTGGTACGCACAAAGGTGATGCTTCTTGGGAAAATTTTACAGTAGACTTTAAAGAAGTTGGAAAATCCTTTACTATTAATAAAGATGTTTGGGCAAAGGCTGTGACTGATGCAATAAGAAACGGGAATGATCCTGCAATAATTATTGCCATGGGACAGGCAAACACAAAGGTAAGACTTGCTATTGTAGAGTTTTCTATTTTAGAACAGTTAGTAGATGGTAGCAAGAGCAATGATTAACTCTGTTTATACTAACATTCTTTCAGAAGATCTTTTATTCAGCCTACAAAAAACTATTGATAATGAGTTATCTAAAAGAACAATAAAAGATATACCAGCCAACTCTGATGGATACTCTGGAGAGTTAGACACAGATCAATTTATAAGACTAGAAAAAGGAAGAATTCAATTAGAGTTGTTCCCAATTCCAAGAGAAGTCATGAAAGCATTTAGTAAAGTTATAAAAAAGGATCATGGTCAGCACTCACTTATTGGAGCAGTTTACTGTGAGTACAATACAAAGTATGGAGAAATGTCTCTTCCTATTCATAAAGATAGAAACAAGGACAACCTTTGCTTTGATTATCAAATATCTGCAAGCATTGATTGGCCTATAGTAATTGATAATAAAAAGTATTCTTTAGATGATAATTCTGCAGTAACCATGTGGCCAAAGGTTCAAGAGCATGGAAGAGTTATTCAGAATTTTGAGGACGGAAGTTTTGTTAAGATGTTGTTTACCTTTTGGAGAAAAAGAGGTATTGAGCAGTGAAAAAGGGGAAGGGTGTATAATATAATTATGAGCAACTTTGACCCAGCCATATATAATGAGTCCTACGAAAATGGTCATGTAGACAATCGCAACTTTAAACCGTTTATTATTAATAATCTAATTACAGATACAGATGTTAATAATGTCTACAAAATGGTAAGAGATAATCCAGACGGGTTTTTATTTCAAAAGTTTGCTGGTCACAGAGCCTGGACATTAAGCGATAAAGAATTTGAGGATAGATTAAGTAAATCTGTTAGTGACTGGCTTGGCGAAAAGGTAATACTTAGAGAATATTCTTTTGCCAGGTACTCAAATAAATTCGGGTATAAACCAAAACTATTCCCACATTATGACACCCACAAGTTAGATGGCCAAAGAGTTACAGTAGATATACAACTAAATAAGAATGTTGAATGGCCTGTAGTCGTTGAGGGCGAGTCTTTTGTATTTGATATAAAAGATGCTCTAGTTTTTTCTGGTACTCAGCAGGTTCATTGGAGATCCAATATGGACCTATCGGATGATGATGAGGTTGATATGATTTTTGCACACTTTGCATATGTAGATCAAAAGCCTTGGTCAGAAAATCAAAAAGAAATTTTGGAATACTGGTCTCACAGATTACGTGAAAGAGTTGGCATATCCAATCAGCCAGAACCAAATTCGTGGCTTAGTGTATAATAGAGTTATAGGAGATATAAAATGAGAAAAAATTTACCAAACCTGGTATTAAAGGATTTGTTAACACAAAGTCAAATCAACACAATCTTTGATATTGTTAATAAAACAAACAGTCAGGATTTTCACAATGAGTTGTCTTATAACAGTTGGCACATTGTTTTGCCACAAGAGATAATTGACATCTTTACATCTAAAGCAGAGTCAGTTGCTGGAGAAAAACTAATACTTAAAGAGTACAACTTTTCTCGATATGAAAAAATAACATCTAGTTGTGGTAAACATGTCTTTAATCCACTCTTATTTCCACACACCGATGAGGCTTTCAGTGGACCACGTTTTACTTTGGATTACCAAATTAGATCTAACATTGACTGGGATATAGTCGTTGATAACTGGGAAGAAGAGCAAACATTTTTAATTAAAGATAATGAGGCATTAACTTTTTCTGGTACACACCAGGTACACTGGAGACCTAAGAGAGACTTTGTTGAAGGAGAGTTCCTAGAGGCAATCTTTATGCACTTTGAACCAGCACAGCCATATGTGCTTTCAACTGATCACATAAATGCCATGAGACAAAAGGGTCTAGAAAAATTCAAGGCTTGGAAAGAAACACCAGGAATAACATCAAACGTTAATCATGAACATCAGGAACACCGATATAGAGAGAAGAAATAACATGGCTGAACTGCATAAATACTTAACTGGATTTGACAAGTACAACAAAGAACTTCCACTGTATGTAAGTAATCCATTTACAGATGCTCAGGTAAAACTTTTAAGAGATACCATTGAAAATAACAGGAATAGGGTTGTAGACTACACGGTTGTTCCTGGTGATCAAGAAATGTATCATGGCGGATCGAGATACGATCCAAAGAAGATTGTCCATATGTCCAGACAACTAGTAGAATTTGATTGTCCAAAAGAAATCGAAGAAGTTATGGATTCGTATGCAAAACAGTTCTATAGCGAAGAAATAAAACTTTGTCACTATAATTATATTAAGTATGATCTTGAGTATGGAGATAACACTTACGCTCCTACACTGCCACCACACATTGATGCTGATGAAAACTTGGTTACTTTCAATTTTCAAATAGGTGCAAACATTGATGACTGGCAACTAGTTGTTTCTGGAAAACATTTTGATTTAAAAACAAATGATGCGATTGTATTCAGTGCCGTTAATCAAGTACACTGGAGACCAAAGAGAAAGTGGAAGAAGGGTGAGTTCTTAGAGATTGTAAGTTTTGATTATTGTCCACCAACAAACTATAGATTTACTGGTGAAGATAATCCTATCGATCAATTTTTACATACAGAAAAACGAAAGAACTATGTAGATTCTTTAAACAATCATCCAGAATTTCAGAGCGCTTGGGCTCAGTATCATGAAGAAGGATTAAGAATTGGAATACAAGAAAACGAAAATGGAGCAATAGCATGATTGAAGAAAAGACAACCATAGATATGGTTAATGGCCTTGTGGAGATTGCAGACTATATGCAAGATGAAGAACTCACAACAGCCCTTACCTTTATTGCTAAAATAATTATAAAGCCAGATATTCCTCTTAATGTAGCCACTGTCGAAATTGTAAGGCTACAAGCAATCGCTGCAAAGATGGCATTTAAGGCAACATGGATGGCAAATGTAGATAAGTCTGATCGTGGAAAGAAAAACTTATACTATACCGCAGCAGAATCAATTAACAATCTAGTCTCAGCATTGAAATATATCACAAGATAATCTGCTATACTTATAGTAATAGAAACGA